TGCTATTTGCTCATCTCCTGCGCTCGCCAAATCAAGTAGCGGCCCATAGTCCAGAGCATACGCTCATCGAGCTTCATCAGCTCTTGCGGGCTTATCTTGTATTCGTAAGCCAGATTGACTAGATACCAGTGAGCAGAACTAGCGCCTAGCCCTTCGATGCTTTTGGGTCAACAGCGCCGATTCCGCCGACCTTCTCAACCCAAGTGTCAAAGTCATCCTTCAGGCCTTGCCTTGAGAGGGATGACCATGCGAGCCAGAGCAGGTGACTTATCTTCATCTCCTGCCCTAGCTTCGCAATACTCAAGTTGAAGTGTGACTCGAATTTCACCATGTCAGCCATGTTGATCTGAACAGTGTCTTTCTTGCCATCCTCGAACTCAACCTCTAGTTGCATCCGCATGGTTTGTCCTTTCGTTTATTTAGTTAGTTTAGGACTCTGAGCGAGTGATTGCACCTGTTACAGTCCATGTCAAATTTTGAACGGCCAAATCCCCCACCGCTCCTGCGACTGGGGTCAGGTTGTCAATCAACGCGGTTACCTCGTATTCAGGGGTGCTAGTGCCAACAGGAGTTCCTGCTGGGTAGACAGCCACTGTAGCAATGGTGTTCCAGAGTGCCCAAAGAACGCCGTCAAGCGCGGTGCTTGCGTAGTCGTTGTGCATAGATAGGGTGATTGAGCCGGACTTCAGTCCGCCCTTGTAGGTGCGGAATCCAGTGTCACCAAAGCTGGTGGTCTCGATTGCATCTGAAGTCAGGGACAGCTCAACGGAATTGACTGACTGCGAAATCGCTGTGCCATTGAGCATAACGACAACATCTGTCAGAACTTGCTTTGCCATTTATTTTCTCCTCGTGTTAGCTAGCTAAGACACGAACATTGAACTCGGCTGCCAGATAGGTAACATCTGAAACAACAACCGAGCCGTAGCTCGTCATTTCGGTCACTATGCAGTCAAAGGCCTTACCGCCTAGTGTCCTATTCGATTCTACCGCAAGTGACACACTGGAACTTCCGGTGGATGAACAGAAGGCATCGAGGTTGCGCTGTGCTGTGCGATCATCTACGCGGCCAACCAGAACCTGCACTGCGAAGTTGTATTCGGTCATTCCCCGCTGAAAGTCTTGGTGATAATCCACTCTATTTAGCTGCACTATTGCCACAGGAGGGTTGGGGTTGTCAGGGATGTCTGCGGATGTTCGTAGACCTGAGATGGTCGCTAGGTTGGTAGCGATTCCTTCTCTTAGTTCCTGAATCGAAGCCATTAGGCCATCCTCAGTTTGCGATAGGGCTCGATGAGGTGCTGGACATCAGGATCTAGTTTGAAGCCGACTCGCATTGAGCCTAGCTCGCCTGAGATGATGCCTAGCGGTGCATCAAGGCGCTTGAAGATTCTTGAGGCAAGGATGACTGTTGCCTGGGTGATGGCGATAGGGACTGCGCTCCATCCCCATGTGCCGGCAATCTGCACTGTGGCTTCTCCGCCTCTGGTTGGAAACAGGTAGTCCTCAATGGCTCTGATTTGCGTGTAGGAGGTCACCAGACCGCCGCTAACGCCGTTTAGGGGCTCAGCCTGCCAGTCTGTTGTCTCCCAGGTTGTGTCGAAGGTCTCGCCGTCTTCTGAGGTCTTGACTGAGGTCAGGGTAATAAAGTCATCTGTTGCGCAGACATAGTTATCTAGCGGTGCGAACAGTCTTGTAGCAGTTCCGGCGTTGTAGAAAATGCGCTCAGTGTATGAGTCAATCTGTCGCGATGCAGACTCAACTGCCATCTCCAGCAAGCTGTTGTCAATGTCATCAGTGATGCCGGTTGCTGCTTTGATTTGAACTAGGCTGCAATAGCCATTTGTGATTGCCATAAATCCTCCGCTTCTATTCTACTTCCCGAAGTTCTTTTAGCATTTCAGCGAAGGTTCTGTCATCGTCTAGGACATTGATACCCGGGTCATACCAGTCAATGAACTTCACATCATCGCCTTGCAGGATTGTGTTGTGAACAGTCAGATCGCCATGTGTTTCCTTTGGCCTGCGTTTTTCTAGCAGGCTAACGATGTAGTCCCTGCTCGGATAGCGACCCCAGTAGTTGATAAAGGTTCTCAGGTTGATGCCTCTGTGCCAGTCGTAGGTGCGGCCTCGCTGATGTTTCTTTTTGACAAAGAAATTCGACTCAATCTCTAGCTCATGAGAGTCTGCTCTCGGTGTGGTTAGGTAGGACTTTTTCAGCGTGTTCTTTTTCTGCTTCATCACGAACACAGGTCGAGGCGGGCCGTTGAGGTGTGACCTGCCATGACCAATTACCTCAGCATCGTTCGGGATGTAGCCGGCCTTGACTGAGGACTGACCGCAAGCGCCATCCTCTGTTGCTATTTCTGCGACGACAGTCTCGCCTAGCGACCTCACAACCTCTAGGACATTATCAAAGCCACCTGGTATGTGATGGATAACGGACATTGCTAGCACCATGTCAAAGTGCTCTACCTCGGACAGTGTTCTTAGAGAGTTCAGGTCAAAAGTCTGCTTCAACAGGAGTATGCGCTTGTTGTCGTTTTCGACAAGCACCTGCTTTAGCCAGTTGCCGTAGATTCCCTCAATGGCAACTACTGTGCAGTCTGGGAAGTCCTCTGCTAGCCGGATAGAGAAGTAACCGAGGTTCGCGCCTATGTCGAGAACTGTAAAGGGTCGCTTGTATTTGCTTGCGACTGATTTGATTAGTTCATAGCGAGACTCTACTTCGCGGATGCCTTTAGCCTTTAGTTTTCCCTTGATCCAGATGTCTTGATACTGCTCCATTATTGAAGTCCTTTCAGGAAGGGTAGCCAGTAGTGATTCCAAATCTTTTCTTTGTCAAAGCCCTTAGCGAACTCTCTAGCGATTTTTGATTCCCTGCCCTGCTCCCTAGATGCCTCATAGGACTCTTCCAAAGCTGCAACAGTCGAGGCGATAGATGGAATCTTCCACCAGCCTGCCTGAGCCTCATCCCAAAACAATTGACCGGATACCTTCCAGCCATCTTCTGCTACTAGGTCTCTTGGCCCTGTCCAGTCCACAGTGATAACTCTTGTGCCACAGGCCTGTGCCTCAATGACGCCAATCTCAAATCCACCGCCGTAGCATAGTTGCAGGGCAACATCGGCAGCAGAGTAGATGCCGGCCAAGTCCTTAGTCTCAATGCCTAGTCGGTAGTCGGTTGGGTCAGGGAAGATAACCGAGTCCATGTCTAGCCCGCAGGCCTCAGCTAGTCGAGGCAGGTGAAACCCGCCGATGATTCCCTTTGGCTCTGTGTGTATGTATAGATAAGCGTTGGGGACTTTCTGCTTGAATACTGCAAACGCCATGAGTGCCTCAGCGAAAGCCTTGCGATGAATTGACTTGTTTGCTTTGTTGGCTGCGTTCATTACTACTAGGAAGTCATCCTCAGCAACCCCTAGAAACTCCCTTGCATTTTCCTTACCGATTTTTTGTGTTGGCTTGAACTCTGAGACAGTGTCAATCGAGTGAGGGATGTAGGTGTTTTCTATGCCTGCATTGTCGAGCTGTTCCTTGCCCCAGGGTGACATTGTTATCGGTGTCACATTGTCCTTCTCTAGCCAAACCCTAATGGCAGGTGGCAGGGAGATGTGGTCTAGCGGAACCCAAGAGAGAATCCGAGGGAACTCCTCAGTCGGCCACATTTGTGGTTTAAGAGTCCAGACATCTCCGAGGGTCAGGATGTAATCCTTATCCAATGTCTTAGCCGCGTTGATTCTGTGATTGACAGCTAGGGCATCTTGGCTCATGCCGTCATACCCTCTGGCATAGTGGGGGATTTCCCCATGCTTAGTCTTGTGAATAACATTGTTGCCCTCAACGCCGTAGTTGGATTGATGAGCCGCATTTACGCCATGCCGGACTAAGTAGTCGAGCAGGTAACCGATTTGCATCCCATAGCCTGTTGGCTGATAGGGGCTGTTTGACCAGGTTGTGATTGTGAGATTTAGTTTTTCGTGCTTAGACATAAAGACCTTTCTATCTTCACAATAGCAAAAACCCCCAGCTTTTGGGCTGAGGGCTTTGCGTGATTTACTAAGAACTAAGCAGCAGTTCCCTTGTAAATCTTGAAGTGGCTCTGGTGCGATAGGTCACCATCAACGCGAACCATGAAGCGGAAGACAGACAAGTCGTTTGCGAACTTGTAGTCATCGCTGCGGTCTACGCGCAGGCCACCGGCAAGGCGAACCTTGAAACTGGGCAAATACCCAAATCCAAAACTGGCGGCTGCGGAGCCCACTGCTGCCATGTTCGGATTCTCAAATACTGGGAAGCCAAGCAGGGTGTCAGGGGTAGCAGCAGCAAGCGATGGCTGGAAGACATAGTTGCCAGCGGTGTCGGTTAGCTTGCGAGCGGTCTTGATTGCCGATGGGCTCATTAGCCATCCGCTACCTGGGAGACGGCGAACTGCGCCATCTACCGAGTAGAGAACATCAATGACCTCATCTGCGGTGAATCCACCAACAACAGTTCCGTTGACAGCAGTGCCGGCAGCGGTAACGATTCCGTTTGGCTGGCCTGAGCCAGATCCGGTGGTGAGTGCAGTGTTGATAGCAACTCCGATGGAGTTACCTGCTGCGCGAGCAAGAACATCAGCGATGTCCACGCCACCATCTTCAATCAACTCGCGTGCGACTGGCACGAGGAACGCATACTTGTATGCGCCGAGGGTGATTGAGCTGAAGGTTGGCTCAGACTCGTTAATCTCTGCACCCGCAGCTTCAAGACCAGCAGTTCCATACGCGGTGAGCGTTGGGATCTTTAGGTCTTCTCCACTGTTGGTCTGGAATACCTCAGAGACATCGAGCATCGGGCCGACCTCGCGAGCAAGGTCAAATACACGAGAGACGAAGCTCTGTGGGACTAGACCGGCAGAACCTGATGGGGTCAGGGTTCCACGAGTCTCGAAGGTGTGGGAGCGTAGTTCTCCCATAGCGAGTGCACGAACATAGTCGCTGTCGGTCTTAGAGACCTCAGCAACCTCAAAGCCGCGAGCAGCTTCGGCGGCCTTAGCCTCGCGCTCCTCAGCTTTGCGAACTGCCTCGATAGCAGCGGCACGCTCATCTAGCTCTGAGTTGATCCTGTCGAACTTCTCCTGCTCTTCGCCGGATAGGTCGCGGTTCTCAGCAGCAGCGACATCGAGAAGGGCTTTTGCCTCTTCCCAAGCCTTTGCGCGAGCCTCTGCCTGTGCCTTAATAAAGGACTGTGACATTTGGCATTTCTCCTAGTGATTAGTAACGAAACATCAGCCGCGCTTACGCAGAACTGAAACAGGCGGTGCTTACACTCAGCCCTACTAATAATTCTAACCTATGACCGCAAAGGAAAACCCCGCAGGTGAAAGGACAAGCCCTGCGGGGCGGATTCTCGCTCTGGCAACTGCGGAAGGGGGCTACCGCGTTTCTGTTGGCTTGGTAATGCGAGTTTCCCTTTTAGTGGCGGGAGCAGATGCGCCACTGTCAGGTTCACTATCAGCTTCGATAGCGACATCTGGGTTGTCTAGTTTCCAAATGGCATCAGCCCACTTGTCAGACAAAGTATAGATAGCACCGACAGATGGGTTGCCGGCTAGGTCAAGGATGACCTTTTTGATTTGTGCTTTAGTAGCCATTAGTTCCTCTTTAGTAGAAGTTCAAGTTGCTTACGCTTTAGGTCGAGAAGGCTAGGGGTTTCCTCTTCTGCCTCTACCTCAACCTGTGGCGATAGTGAATCAACAACAGTCTTGATCAGCTCAGACTCTTGCTCAGATAGGTCAGCGCCTTCCTCTAGCTTGAGGACTGCATCAGCCAGTTCATCCGCATCAACCTGTGCGCGAGCGGCAACCTTGTCTAGTGAGCGAACCATCGCCTCTGTTTCCGAGTATGCCGGAAACGCCACGATGCTTGCCTCAAAAAGTTTGACTGACTTGAGGCTGCGCTCTGTCATGTCTGAGTTCCAAGAGTCTTTCATCACTGAGAACCCAAAGCTCATTTTTGAGTAGTCTCCGCGCCGTAGGCTCTCAGCCATGTCTCGACCTTCGGTGTTGTTTGGCAGCGATGCCTCAACTCTTAGGCCGACCTCATCCTCGCTGAGCCTCATTGTCCCTGCGCGGGTCGAGGCTAGGACTCTGCCGGTGTCGTGGTTTATCAGTAGCTTGACATCGCCTCTTGCCCTTAGTGATCGCTTGAAAGCGCCAGGCTCAATCTGCTCTCTAAATCCGCCCAAGTCTTCTGACCATGAGTTGAACTTGGCAGCATAACCAACAAAGGTCATGCCGTCTTGCTCGTCTCTCAGTTCGAAGTCGGCATCAAAGTTTCTAGTTTCGTGCTTCATCTTTCCTCGTTCTTGCTCTGCCTCTAGTCTAGTAACTACACCTTCTGCATACGCCTGCGCCCTACGAGCAGACCTCTTAGTTGTCCCGCCACCCCATAGAGCCATTGCAACAACACCAGGGGAAGGGAAATTGTCAGAATCAGGATCAGCATCAGGAGCATCCAAGTCACCAAGATGGCGAGCAATCCAAGCAGCAATACGCTTCCACTTATCTTCAGACAAGTTCTCGCCAGCGGCCATTTGCCTAGCCTCTCGAATAGTCCGGTCAACCAAACCATCACCGCCAAGACCTTCTGCATACCAGTCCAGTCCTCTTCTAGCACTTGCTCTCATGTAAGCAGGTGGCTTTCTGTCTACCTGCCTTGTTTCAACATCCTCTTGCCAAGCGTTGCAATAATAATCTCCCCTGACATACTCTTCCCAGCGCTCGCAATAAGCCATGTCGTTTTGAACATTGTCTTCGTTGTAGAAGAAGCAATTACCGCAGGCTCTTCCCTCTGGGACATCTTCTGATAGGGCTGGTCGGTAATTGTCGGGCAGGTCTCTCTTTGCCCTCTCTCCACCTGGCTCAATGCCCTCGGCGATTGACACTGCGACCATCTGATCAATGGCGGCTTGCTTGGTTGTGTGGCAACCAATAACTTCGCCATCGTCTTTCTCGACAGCCCAACCTTCTGAGCAGTCGGGATTTGAGTCAGTTATGTAATAAGGCAAAGCTATAACCTCTGTGCTAATACATGAAGTTCGTTGCCGGTTGTGTCTGAGATTGCCCAGACTTCATCGCCGGCAGGGACTGTCAGCTGGATTGTTTCGGTGTCCGTTACATGAAGGCCGTTATTGATTGTCACGCCTGGGCCGTTGATGTAGATGTCGCTGTTTGAGCTGTGCTCGTGGTTGTGAAATGTAATCAGCTGTGGTGAGCGGTAAGACTCGACCACTTTTGTAGCAACTGTGCCAATTGTGTAGTGCGCTGCGATTAGTCCCATTTAGCCCTCCGCTGGATAAACCGACTCAGGATCTGCTGGATTGACTTGTGCCACTCCTTGTAGCTGAACGCTAGGCAGACCGGTGTGTGCGATGCTGGGCAGGCCAAAGGCCTCTAGGACAGCTGCGGGGTCATACCCTACCTGAACTAGCCTCTGTGCCATTCCCACGCGCTTGTCAGTGGCAACTAGGTCGGCAGCATCAATGTTTACATTTGTCAGTGGGACTCTGAGGATGTCTCCGCCATCGATCTTTGACAATCCCTCTGCCTGCCTTGCATCGTTGGTTGTCAGGATGCCGGCTTGGATTCCCTGTGAGTATGCAGCAAACCTTGACTGCTGATCTCCTCTAAGAAGTGAGTTCATGTTGAACTCGACAAATGCGCCCTGTCCATTTGGGTAAATCTGTAGCAGTGAGGAAAGTGCGTTCTCAATGATTGACACATAGGGTCTCAGGGTGTGAGTCACGAACTCGATTTGAGTAGCCTCAACACTGCTGTAGGTGTTTGTGCCTGGAAGGTTCATCATGTGCGATGGGATGTTCCAAATCCGGCATAGGTCTTCGATGAACATTCTGCGAGAGTCCAGTAGCTGGGTTTGCTCTGGGTCAACCCCGATGTCTTCTATTTTTAGACCTGAGTGCAACACAAGGGTCTTGTGCGACTTTCTCCAACCCCCATGCTTTGCATCTACGCTCTTTGCCAGTTGCTTAGCCTGCTCTTCAGTGAGGGCTTGGTCGGTCATCAGTGCGTAGTTACCGGAAGTGCCCTGTCCGAAGAACCGCTGTGCATAGGCATCAAGGGCTAGGCCTAGACCAAGAGCATCCTTCATCTCCTCAACGCGAGAAACGCCCCTGACCGAGCCTGGTCGCATAACCGACTCGACGATGTGCAAGATGTCATCTGAGGTATAGGTCTTCTGGTCTTCCTCATACTCAAACATCGTGCGGCCAACGCCGTTGCGCTTGACCTTGATTTTGGTTGGGTTAAGAACAGTGAGGTTCACAGGGAAACCCTCGCCGTCTCGGAAAATTCTGATAAAGGCGTTGCCGTCAAGCATTAGCGAGGCAATGATTGAGCTAACGAAAGGTGTGCGATCAACGAAGGACACATCAGGTCTGTTTACCCAGTCGGGCTTAGGTCGCATTAGGTTCTTCTGACCTTCGCGCCTAATCCAAGCATCCATTGGCAGGGTCGAGATAGTTCCGGCGATGAGGGAAACGGCAGCGCTTACGCCTGCCAGCTTGTAGACATTATCCTCATCAACAAATGTGCCTGAGTTGTTCTGCAACTCAAAGTCAAGCCCTGCACCCCATAGCGAGTTAGGAGTGACGGCTCTGCGCTCAAACAAATTACCTAGCATTACGCCTCTCTAGGGCTAGTCCGAATAGGATTGCGAACACTCCGCCAATAATGATGCCGGCAGGGATAAACATAACCCCTACCCCGACTGCCACTGCGGTTGCGCCTGCGACCTGCGTGATTGTTGCTACTTTAGAAGACATAAACACCTGGCACTGATTGTTCTGGTTCTATTCTAACTTGTAACGCCCTATCAACAGCGATGACGGCTGCGACAGCAGCATCTATCCTGCGCGATGAGGCTCTGTTCTCTTTCACTATCCTGACTCCTAGATTGTCTTGTTTCACTACTGCATTTGATAAGTGTCTAGCCAATAAGGGATCTCCGTCATGCCTGAGTCGTTTATCAACCACATGGTCGAAGAACTTTGCGCAAGCCGGAACCATCCTTCTGGCATTGGTAGAGGGATACTCAACTATCGGGTAGCCCTCTTCTGCTAGGACTTGCATTGACCTCTGCCAGCGGTAGGGGTCGCAGACTATTTCCTTGCAGTTGGGATTGTCTCTAATAAAGTCTCTGATTCTCTGCTCAACTTGCAGAATGTCAACTCGCCAAGTGTCATCGTGAATGTTGGGGTCTTTTTCCCATGCCTGAATCATAAACACCTGCGGGATGTCCTCGATGGTCGCGCCAACCAGAACAGTCGAGTCACCGGAAAACGAGCCGTCAAAGCCCATAACATACTCTTTGCCCTCTAACTCCAACTCATCCGCGCAAGCCTCCCACGAGCCAGTAGGAAGCCAGCTAGTGGCACTTGACACCCACTGCCCACAGCGCTTTGTGCGGAACTCAGGTTCAGGTGTGCGCCTAACGGCAGATTCAAAGTCGGCAGGGTCACAGATGTCTCCGTAGCCTGGATTGGACATCTCCCAAGTTTCAGGCAGGCGATGATCTGCCTCTTGCGGTGCTTCCCAAGCTGCCATGAAGAAGGTTGGGTCTTCCGCCTCGCCTCTGGCTACCCTTTGCCCATACTGATAGAGCGAATAAGCGATTGAGTCTTGTCCGGTGGCATCGGTCTTCACACCAGGGGTGCTGATGGCAATCAGTGTGGCAAGTCTTCCGCGAGAGCCCATAGCCAAAGACATCACATCGAAAAGTTCTCGGTTGGGCTGTGCGTGCAGCTCGTCAAAGATAACTGCCGATGGATTTAGGCCTTCTTTGGAATACGCCTCTGCGGAGAGCACTCGATAGACCGAGCCGGCAGATGGTAGCTCAATGGCATCGCGGTAAAGCTTGGTCATTTCAGTCAATTCAGGGGATGCCTCAATCATTCTCTTGGCATCTGCGAATACGATTCGAGCTTGTTCCTTCTCTGCCGCTACTGAGTAAACCTCCGCGCCTCGAACTCCCAGGATCAGCGAATACAGGCCAAACAAAGAACCAAGCGCAGACTTGCCGTTCTTGCGAGGCATTAGGATCAGTGAGATGGCGTGCCGATAGCCCTTCTCGTCACCGGCAAAGACATGACGAATCAAGTCCTTCTGCCAGTCGCGCAAGTGTAGGGCTGTGCCTGCTTTGCCTGCGATGGAGTCTTTTGTAATCACCCCAAAGGCATCGGCAAAGTCTATGACCAGTTCGCCTTCGCCTGACTCAATCAGATTCTGCGGGACTGGTGTCAGCCATTGTGGAGGCCACACGCTGTTCCTTTCTTGCCTGCAACTGCTCTAGCTTTGAGATGGCTTTGACCTCTGCTAAGCCAAGCCTAGTTCTATCAGTTGGAGTAAAGCCAAGCATTGACAGGTTTGAACTAATCATTTTCTCAAGATCGTGAAGCGCTCGATACAAGCGCCAATCTTGCTTTTCTTCTACTTGCCTGATGATTGACATTCGCCTGTCCATCTGTTCGCAGGTCATCAACAAAAGCTGAGTGTCAGAGTTGCGAGCAATCCAGTTGCCGCCGGTTGTCATGGCCGAGTCCCATAACTGCTTACCCGCCCAGTCAAGTGGTCGTGCTGGTTCGACATAACCGCCCTCAACAAAGGCAACTTCTTTAGGCAGCTTTGCTTTGCCTGGATTCCCGAGGAGTCTTTTCAGCTCAGCTGGTTTCGGTGGGTTTGGCATGAGTTCAATCCTAGTTCAGAAAACTTTTCAACTCCGCAAGTGTGCAAAAACTTGTGGTCGGGTAGGCAGCTAGCTTCTCGGGACCACCGGGCTCGACATCGGTCCAGGTGTCGT